TATCTCTGTTTAAAGATAAAAATTTTCCTTTTTCAGCAGCTTCTGTGCCACCTTCAAATAACCTACTGTACTCACCATACATGTACCCTGTTAACTTATTTGCGTCCTTTATAGCACCTTCTTCATTGAAAACGCCGGGAGCAACTCCTATGTATCTAGCTTGTTCTCCTGCATCTCCTATAACTCTTCCTGTTAGAAGGGCGGCTTTTTCTATAGGTACTCCTAAGAAAGATAATGTTGTGGCGTGTAATCTTCTTAAGTCATAGGAAGTAAAGTTATCTGCATCTTTTGGAAATTTTCCTGTGACATCTATCTTTAAACCTTTAGGTATTAAGTTTGCTTTTTTCATTTTTGCAAACAGACCAGTAATGTCTTTATCGTCTATAGGTACAAATTTACCCTTTGACTTTTTTTGAAATATAAATTCTTGACCTTTAAATTTATTTTCATTGTAAAGTTCTTGGCTTTGAAGAACAGCCATAGCTCTCCTATTAAGTGGTATATTAATAGTAGATCCTTTTGCACCTACTTGATCCCCTGATAAGAATATACCATGAACATTTGCCCTTGTTTCAGGTTTTCTTATATTTTCAGGAGTTAATCCTCCTGCTGCGTTGGGTCTAAAACCTGTATATAATTGAAATAAAAGAGCATTAGCTACAGGTTTTGTATCTGGGTTATTTTTTACAAATTCAGCTAAGTTCTTTTGTAACTGCCCTACTTTTTCAGGATTGTAACCAAACTTTGTTGTATACTTTGCACCTTTTGCAGGTCTAGCAACTGAATCAGTAAGCCTAACATATCCTTCGTTAAGCCTTGTTCTTGATATTTGTCTAAAGACATTATCTTCTATACTTTTAAAATTACTGTATAACTGTCCTTGTGTTCCTTCCCCAGAACCTTTCAGTAATTTTACTAATGGGTTATCATCTGCATCCCAGTGACCATCAAATAAATCAACAACTGGTCTATCTAAGTACTGTTGAATAACTTTATTGTTTTCAAGTCTTTTTTCAAAGCCCTCAAGTTTTGATCCAGATTCACGAGAAGCTTCTGCATATGAACTAATAGCTTCTTTTAATGTAAATGTCTTGGGGTCAAAGTTTGGCATTACTGCCGACTTACCACCTCCACCTGTTACTTGTGCCATCTATTAATACCCGAATGTTTCATTTTGGACTTGATAGACCTGATTCTTGATACCATTAAGCGTTTGATGAATCGCTGCATAACCTGTCATCCTTGTCATTAACATATACCTCAACGCATCGTATGCGTGGTCTTCTGCTTTAGTGTCCACGTCTTCGCTGTTAGTTTTGGAAAGAGGAATTGCTGCCAATTGCTTGACAGTGTTGCTACAATTAGAAAACACTCGTAATCTCGGTTCATTTGTTCTTGGGTCATCGGCAAGCCTACGATGTATTTCCATTTTACCTTGTATTCTATTTCGATCTGAGGGAGTCCAACGAACTCCACATCTCATCATTGTTTCAGCTATGGAAGGACCAAAGCCTGTCTTGTTCCAACATGATGAGTCTAATACTGTGTAGTGAGGTAACGGATCTAATTGCTCCGCTTCTAGTATTCTATCCGCTAATTGCTCCGCTGTCAACTGTTTTACGTATAATTCTCTATAAATCCAGATATTATTATCCCAATCAATAGCACCCCAAAGAACGCAAGAAGGACTCGCATACCCGTAGTCAGCCGCCCTGATGCGGGGCCAGTTGGTAGGTAAGTCAAAAGATTCGACAACATGTTTCGCTCTGCTAAATTCTGGGAAGGCTGCACCATCGGCTACATCCCAATCCCCTTCAAGTAATCTTTTACGTTCTATCTCTGGTAGTGAACGAAGCATAGCTTCATATTGTCCATCAGCCATAAGGAACGGATTGTCTGTTAGACGTGCAGGAATGAACCTACGATAAAATAAAGGTTGTCCTTCTTTTTCGTGTCCTTGCGGCCACAAGAAAGGTCTGCCTGTTTCGACGTCAGATGCAGCAAACGGTTTGTTGTGTTCACCTACGTCAATGTACATCTTCTTGATCCACCATCCACCGATTCCTCCGGGGTTGGCTGTACACCTCATATACAGACTTTGCTGTAGCTCTGGGTCGGTGCTTCTCAATCTTGATCTTAGGTAGTCCCACACGTACGGTGTTGGGTACTGGGTTATCTCGTCTATGCCTATCCAGTTGAAAGCTTGTCCTTGAAATCGGGTTACATCTTTGTCTTTGTCTAGATACGTAAACCAAATGGTAGCTCCCGATGGGAAATGCCACGTTGACTTTGACTCCCTGAACTTTGCTCCGGGGAACGCTTTCGGATATAGCTGTCGTGACTTGTCTATTAACTCAGTAAGTTCGTCGAGAGTACGCCTAAGAAGAAGACCCCTATGATTAGGATTAGTGCAGTAACGAAGCGGATCTGCCAACAGGGCGAAAGATTTGCCCCCACCAGCAGCACCTCCATAGAGTACATCTCTTTCACTAGCGGAAAGAAACTCTTCTTGAGGTCCTTCATTCGGTTGAAACACCACTTCACGGCTACCCACAAGTTCTTGGACAGGTGGAGGAAGTGTTGCCAAGTCACCTGTATCGATAACGGTACTTGTATCTCCCTTAAGAGCTTTCTCAACTTTACCAACTTTCTCTTCAAGCTTTCTGGCATATCTTCTTTTACTTTCTGCTACTTTAGTTAATTTATCTGCACGTTTCTTTGCGTCACGTAATCTTTTCTGTGTCTGTCGTCTGGCTTGTTCGGCTCTGGACAGAAAATATCTTTGCTTTGGTGCGTCAGGGTCTTTCTTAGGTCGACCACGACCACGCTTCGGTGCGGTGGCTTCAGTCAAGCAAATTCGGCTTTCTTATTTTTTTTGTGTCAATCTTTTTTTTGTATGAAACTTTATGACCTTTTCCATCTTTCATAAGTGCGGCTTGATCTTTTGCCATACTGTAATAATTACCAGCAACAAATGCAGCACCTGCTCCTAATAATGCTCCTGCTGTGTTCATAAGAGCATCCCCACTAGCTTTACGTGGTTGTTGATATCTTGATGCCTGTGCATCATTTGCGTATGTTTTTTTACCCATCAATCACGACCTCTTTCTTTGGTGGCAGCAACACAATGCCATGTACTGCTTGCACATTTACGTTAGTTGTTTCTTGTTTTCCTAGTCCTACCCTGTTTAAGAGCGATTCTGCAGCCCTAAAGCGTAGGTCATCCCCTCTTTCGGGTACGGGGTTGTCTATTGTGCTTACCAAGCGTGTAGCAGCCTTAAATGCGTTCATAGACAGTACATTCTTTGTGCGAGTGATGATCTCATCGGCTAAACTGTTCTTCAACCACGTCACACTACCCTTAGAATACCCCGCTTGAAGTGCTGCATCGGTGACATTGCCACCATTCTCGAACAGATTGGTTAGGAATTCTTCTTGTTGGGGCGTTATTTCACGCTGGGAAGTCTTTTTCGGGAGTAAATTTGTCACAACGATACGCTCTTGCTTCCATGTAAGGCTTATATGCAGGTAATTCCTGCTGTATTTCATATATTCGTGCTAAACACTCATCGTGAGTAGCGTATGGACCTCGTGTATCTACTAATTCTTCGCAATTTGCACCCATAGTAGGCTGTCCTAGCAGACAAATTAGTACAAATGCTTCAAACACGAGTTATTTCCTTGTTTTAGTAAGTCAAGATCCTTAAAAGTTGAGCCAAAGCACGAGAAAGGAGCGGTTGCTGCTGCTCTAAACTGGTCTTGATACCTAGATTATACGTACAGAATACCTTAATGTCAAATAAAAAAAAAATTTGTACGAATTTACTTGACTTTTTCGTCAGGATGGATACAATCGGAGTAGATCCTCCGGGGAAATACACACATACATACAGGGATACCCTAAAGGGTGCGACCAATCGTAACACAAAAAATAACTGTTCTTAGTATAGAGGGGGTAACCTGCTGGGTTGCTCCTTTTTTGTTTACCTAAGAGGGTGCGAATAACTTGTACAAGTAACTTATTTGGGTAAAAATATGGCGATTGCTAGCAAATGCAGGGGGGCCCCCAGTGTCCCTTGCGTGGGCGTGACTGAAGAATATATGTTTTTAGGGATTTTTTAAATGTCAGCTATCAATGATATTACCATAGGCTAAAAACCAACCCAACAAGCAAACCCAACAACCAAAACACCGATCACGCACGCACGCACGCCACGTAGACCGATTTGTCATTAATTAGTTGTACAAGTTAAGCCTAAAAGGGATACATCAAGGGCTAGATTGCGAGCAAATACCAAAAGAACAACCCACCAAGAAACCCAATGATACCAACCATTTAACTATTATTCTAGTTTACCCAACAAAAAACCCCCCAAGAACTAAATCAAGGGAGGTTTTGAGGGGAGGAATTAAGATATTTAATTCAAGTTCATTAAGATGTAAACATCATCTTTAATCTTCTGTTTA